TTTCCTACCAGGCAATACCATGAACACGCACCCGTTGTTTGGAACATTTGTTCGTAATCGGCGGGCGAAACCGGTTTTGGGAGGAAATATTTAATGGCACATGAACAAAGAAGTCATGCACTGTTAAGTGCATCGGGTTCGCATAGGTGGCTTAATTGTACGCCGTCGGCAAAGCTGGAAGAGCGTTTTGCCGATACTACATCAGAAGCGGCTAAAGAAGGTACGTTGGCACATGAGTTGGCGGAACAAAAGCTTGTCAGATATTTTAGAGTGGATAAAGTACCGAAGAGACAGACAACAACAAGAATCAATGCGCTTAAAAAAGATACTTTGTATCAGCCTGAAATGGACAGTCATACGGACAGGTACGTTGAGTATATTAAGAGTGCGGCACTGAAGTATGATAAAAATCCGACTGTGATAATTGAGGCAAGACTGGATTTATCAAAATATATTAGAGACGGCTTTGGTACGGCAGACTGCATTCTCATAGGTGGCGGAACTCTTCAAGTTATAGATTTAAAGTATGGAAAGGGAGTTCCTGTATCGGCAGAGAAGAATCCGCAGTTAATGATTTATGCATTGGGAGCTTGGGAAAGATATTCTCTTATATATGATATTAAAAAGGTAGTGCTTTCAATAGTACAGCCAAGACTATCAGAAACAGCATCCGAATATGAGCTGTCAATAGATGATTTGCTGGAGTTTGGAAGGTATGTAAGAGAGAGGGCAAATCTTGCATACGAGGGAAAAGGTGAATTTAATCCTGATGAACATACTTGTAAGTTCTGTAGAGCTAAGGCAGTTTGCAAGGCCAGGGCGTATAAGAACATGGAGCTTTGGTTTAAAGGAGCACCTGATACAAGATTGCTGTCGAATGATGAAATAGGTGAATATTTAAAAAGGGGAATAGATGTTGCCGCTTGGGTAAGCGATCTAAAGGATTATGCGCTGACAGAATGCCTGGCAGGTAGAGCTGTACAGGGGTGGAAAGCAGTTGAAGGAAGAAGCACAAGAAAATGGAGCAATGAAGATTTAGCACTGAATACATTGATTGCAACAGGAGTTGAGTCGGCACTGCTTTATGAAACAAAGCCGCTATCCCTTGCTAAAATTGAGAAGATTGTTAGCGCGGATAAGATGGCGGCAGTAGCGGACTACATAATAAAACCACCGGGTAGTCCGACATTGGTGGGAGAATCAGATAAAAGAAAAGCTATAAATACAATAGAAGAAGCATTTAAAGGAGTAGAAGTACAATGAGTAATTTAACAACAGCAGAAGTAAGATTGAGCTATGTAAACGTTTTTAAGGCAGTATCAAACAACGGATCTGATCCGAAGTTTAGTGTGACACTGCTAATCCCAAAGAGTGATACAAATACAATGGCAAAAATAAATGCCGCAATTGAGGAGACAGCACAGGACGGGACGGCAAACAAATGGAACGGCGTAAGACCGCAGAAGCTTAACACACCGCTACATGACGGTGACGGAGTACGACCATCAGACGGCATGCCTTATGGGGATGAGTGTAAGGGTCACTGGATTATAACAGCAAATGCAAATGAGGACAGACCGCCTGCAGTTGTAGGCCTAGACAGACAGCCTATTATAGACCAGAGTCAGGTATATTCAGGCATGTACGGTTATGTAAATGTAAACTTCTTTGCCTATAACTCAAACGGCAGAAAGGGTATAGGTTGCGGATTAAACGCAATTATGAAATCAAGAGACGGTGAAGTACTTGGAGGCGGTAGACCGAGTGTTGATGATATGTTTGGTGAAATACCGACAAATGCTCCTGCAGGAAGGATAAACCCACTCACAGGGCAGCCGATGTAAGTGTGGGGGCGAAAGCCCTCACGATTTAGGAGTGATTACATATGAATCATTTAAGCATAGATATAGAAACAAAAAGCAGTGAAGACATTAAGTCTGTAGGTGCTTATAAATACGCAAGGGCAGAAGATTTTAAGATTCTGCTCTTTGCTTATAAGGTTGATGATACAGATACAAAAATAATAGATTTTACAGCAAATGAAAAAATTCCTGGGGACATTATAAGCGCTCTATCGGATAAATCTGTGATTAAGCACGCCTATAATGCCGCGTTTGAGTGGTACTGTTTAAATAGGGCAGGGATCGAAACACCGATTGACCAGTGGAGATGTACGATGATTCACGCGATGTACTGTGGATATCCCGCAGGACTTGGTGCCACAGGTGAGGCCATAGGGATACCTGAAGACAAGCAGAAACTTAAAGAGGGAAAAGCTCTAATCAATTATTTTTGTAAGCCTTGTAAGCCGACAAAAGTAAACGGCGGCAGAACTTGGAACAGACCTGAACACGACCCCATTAAATGGGCTAATTTTAAACGCTACTGCATTCAAGATGTTGAGGCTGAATATATTATAGGTGAAGCTTTAAAACTGTATCCTGTGCCACTTAGTGAGGAAATACAGTGGCAATACGATACTCTAATGAATGCAAGAGGCGCGAGGGTGGATACAAAACTTATAGAGGGTTCAAATTATGTAGATGAGACTATAAAAGCTCAGCTGACAAAAAAAGCTAAAGAACTGACGGGTTTATCAAATCCAAACAGCACATCTCAATTACTTGCTTGGCTAAGGAGTAACGGTATTGACGTAGATAATACAACCAAAGCAACGGTACAGGAGCTACTGGATGGGGACTTGCCAAGTAATATAAGACAGGTATTAGAGCTTAGACAGCAATTGGGGAAGTCGTCTGTGGCTAAGTACAAAAAAATGGTGGAAACACTATGCGATGATGATCGTATCAGAGGTCTATCACAATTTTACGGAGCCAGTGCAACAGGCAGGTGGGCAGGAAGACTTGTACAGATTCAAAATCTTCCAAGAAACAGCATGAAAACATTAGACGTAGCAAGAAAAGCTGTAATTGGTAAGAATATTGATTTTTTAAAGATGGTCTATACGAATATACCGGATGCGTTATCTCAACTTGTAAGAACGGCTTTTATTCCGTCTGAAGGAAATAAGTTGGTAGTTGCAGATTTCTCAGCTATTGAAGCCAGAGTAATAGCTTGGTTAGCAGGGGAAACATGGGTAAATGAAGTATTTGCCACACATGGAAAAATATATGAGGCTACCGCATCAAATATGTTTCATGTGCCGTTTGAAAAAATCAAAAAGGGAAATCCTGAATACAGCCTTAGACAAAAAGGGAAAGTTGCCACACTGGCACTCGGCTACCAAGGCGGAGTAGGTGCATTAATTGCTATGAATGCAGTTAAGATGGGAATAGCAGAAGAAGAATTACCCGATATAGTTAGCAGATGGAGAAGGGCAAATCCGAATATTGTAGGACTTTGGGGTGTAGTGGATAGGGCATTAATAAAGGTGTTAAGCACTGCCGAGCCTCAAGTAATACACAAAGGAGTAAGATTTGAGTTTATAGGCGATAACACTTATAACCAAAGATTCTTAACAGTTGAATTACCAAGCAAAAGAAAGCTTTATTATGCAGATCCCAGAATAGTTGAAGGCGGCAGCAGGTTTGGAAATGACGCTGTATTTTATAAGTCATTGAATCAGACAACGAAAAAGTACGAGCTTACAGCTACATATGGTGGCAAAATGACAGAGAATATCGTGCAGGCGATAGCCAGAGACTGCTTGGCCGAAACCCTTATAAGGCTTAATAATGAGAAGTTTAATTATATATTCCATGTTCATGATGAGGTTATCATAGATGCTTCTAAAGACTTAACAGTTGACTATGTGTGTGATTTGATGTCCGAGCCTATACCATGGGCAAAAGGATTGGTTCTTAAAGCCGCAGGATTTGAGAGTGAGTACTACATGAAAGATTAGGAGAATACATGCTGAATAATAAATTGGTACTGATAAGTGTAGCCGGCTCAAGAACTGCAACACACTGGCCAAGAACACGAATGCTTTGGTCTGATTTTGTAGAAAAGGTAAAAATACCGCAAAAAGGTACTGAGAGCTATGAACAGTACAAACAACTCAAAAAGGCGTTGCAGGATGAGAAAAAAGATGTCGGAGGGTTTGTCGGCGGTACATTTAAGGGGGATAGAAGAAAGAAAGCAAATGTTGAGGGTAGGGACTTAATAACACTTGACCTTGACAATTTGCCTCCGGGTAGCACAAACAATATTTTGAAAAGAATAAGCTCTTTATGTTGTGCGGCACTTGTTTACAGTACAAGAAAGCACTCTCCACAAAGTCCAAGACTGAGAGTAGTAATTCCTACAAACAGAACGGTTACAGCTGATGAGTATGAGCCTATAGCACGAAAGTTGGCTCAAATAATAGGTATTGACCTATGTGACCCTACTACATTTGACAACAGTAGACTGATGTATTGGCCAAGCATATGTTCTGACGGTGAGTACATATATCAGGTATATGACAACGGTTTTTTAGATGCCGATGCCATACTTTCAAAGTACAAAAACTGGAGAAATCAATCAGAGTGGCCGATAGTATCAGGAACTGAAGAGACAGTGAAACAAAGAGCCGACAAGCAGGCGGACCCGACTACAAAGGATAATATAATCGGCAGGTTTTGCCGTGTTTACGATATAGAAGCCGCTATGGATAAGTTTCTACCGGGTGTGTACGAAGCTTGTACAGGGTTTAGTAACAGATATACATATAAGGCAGGGTCTACCGCAGGCGGAGCCGTTATTTATAATGACGGCAAGTTCCTTTACAGTAACCATGCGACAGATCCATGTAGCGGATTGCTTGTAAATTCATTCGACTTGGTGAGGCTTCATAAATTTAGTGAGTTGGATGAGTCCGCAAAGGATGGAACTCCAATCAGTAAGTTACCTTCTTTTTTGGCCATGGAAGAACTTGCAAAGAATGATGATGGAGTTAAAGCGCTAACGGTAGAGGAGCAAAAAGCCAAGATAGTAGAATCTTTTGCAGATGTGGGAAATGAAGTAAGTTGTGATGATTTTGCTTGGCTTGAGTTGCTTGAGAGGACAAAAGAGACCAACATAATCAAAAACAAGCTTAATAACTTTATATTGATTTTAGAAAATGACATCAATCTAAAGGGGAGAATCGCTCTTGATGAATTCAATAAAGATGTAGTTGCATGTGGGAAGCTTCCTTGGAAGAAAAGAGGAAGGATGTGGAATAAAGAAGATGACGCTTACATAACAGCTTATATAGAAAAACACTATGACATTGTTAATGCATCATTTTTAGAGAAGGCGGTTACTATTACGGCGGATAAAAACGTTGTCAATTCTGTTTGGGACTATTTGAGAGAATTAAAGTGGGACGGAGTAAAGAGAATAGACACTCTGCTACATGATTATCTGGGAGCGGAGCAAAGTATATACACAGCTGAAGTAATGAGATCCTTTCTTACTGCAGCGGTTGCAAGGGCTAAAGACGGCGGAATTAAATATGATTACATGCCGATATTTGTTGGAGCCCAGGGCATAGGAAAGAGTACATTCTTAAGCAATTTGGGTAAGAAGTGGTTTTCTGACAGTTTATCAAGTTTTGAGGGTAAAGAAGGTGCGGAACAACTAAAGGACAGCTGGATATTAGAGGTCGGCGAGTTGGCGGCAATGTCTAAGTTTGAAACATCGGCAATAAAACAGTTTCTAAGTAAAAAAGAAGATATCTATAGACCTGCATATGGTAGAAGAGTTGAAGTATTTCCAAGAAGATGCGTTTTTGCAGGAACAAGCAATGAAAGCGAATTTTTAAGAGATACTACAGGTAACAGACGTTTTCTTGCGGTAGATGTGGGAGTTGTAAAGATTACAAAGTCTGTTTGGGATGATATGCCGGGGGAAGTGGATCAGATATGGGCGGAGGCCGTTGAGTGTTATAAGTTCGGAGCATCTTTAAGGCTTAGTAAAGAAGCCGAGAACGCGGCCAGAGAACAACAAGAATCTCATATGGAAACATCACCGTATGAGGGGGCTGTGCAGGTATATCTTGATAAACCTATACCTGATAATTGGTATGACTTAAGTTTAGCTGAAAAAAGGCAATATCTAAATGGCAATTTAAAAGTTGAGAATGTCAGTACAAGAACGAAAGTTTGTATAAATGAGATTTGGGAAGTGGTTTTTGATGGAAACTTAAAGTTTTTAAAGAAACAGGATAGAAATCAGATAGCTGCAGCGATATTAAAAGTTAGTGGGTGGAAGAAGGGAACAACTGGAAGATTTGGAAACTATGGGATACAAAAAGCCTATCTAAAAGTGTAAACCATCTTTGAGTAAAATACATATTTTGTAAATCATCTATACAATTATGTAAATCATCTGATAATTAGATGGTTTACGTGATGGTTTACAAGATGGTTTACGCTTAAAATGGCTTAAAATAAAGGTTTATTGTATTTGTAAACCATGTAAACCATATATTTAACTGTAAATATAAATATATACTATATAAAGAGAATATAGGGAATATATAGACATATATAATGCCTTAATAGCCTTATATACAGATATAGTGTAGAAATTACAAAAGTTGGTTTACTTGGTATACACCTGTTTTGGGATGATAAAAATGTTAGAAAAAGAAATTGAGAAGTTTTTAGTAAGAGAAGTTAAAAAGCTTGGCGGTATCAGCTTTAAATTTATAAGTCCCGGTAATGCGGGAGTACCTGATCGAATTGTAATACTGCCAATCGGAAAGGTGATATTTGTGGAACTAAAAACAGATAAGGGCAAATTAACAAAATTGCAGGAAGTACAGATAAAAAAGATATCTGACTTAGGAGCAGATGCAAGAGTGTTAAGAGGTATAGAAGGAGTGAAAGAGTTTATAAATGAAATTCAGTCCACATGAGTATCAGCAACACTGCATAGATAAAATTATCGAAATAAAAAAGCTTGGACTATTCCTTGATATGGGACTTGGTAAGACCGTTATAACCTTATCGGCTATAAAAGAACTTAAGTATTACAGGTTTTTAGTTCGTAAGGTGCTTATAATAGCGCCAAAGAAGGTGGCAGAAGCAACATGGAGTACAGAAGCCGATAAATGGGAACATACAAAGGATTTAAAGATATCAAGTGTTTTAGGCAGTGAGAAGAAAAGAATATTGGCACTTTATAAAAAAGCGGATATTTATATCATCAATCGTGAGAATGTAACTTGGTTGGTGGACTTCTACCGAAACAACTGGGACTTTGATATGGTGGTTATAGATGAGTCAAGCAGTTTTAAAAGTCATTCCGCAAAAAGATTTAAATCGCTTGCAAGCGTATCACATAAGATAGACCGAATGGTTGAGCTTACAGGTACACCGTCACCAAACGGATTAAATGATTTATGGTCTCAGATATATTTACTGGACGAAGGAGAGCGACTTGAGAAAAACTATTTTAAGTTTCGTGAAAAGTATTTTATACCGGACACAAAAGGGAGAGACGGAAAAGTATTTTCTTACACCGTTAAAGACGGATCGCATAATGCTATCCTAAGCAAGATATCGGATATATGTGTAAGTATGAAATCCGATGATTACTTAAGCCTACCTGATATCATCTATGATGAGATACCTGTAATACTGGATAGTAAAGCTAAAAAGGCATATGAGGAACTTGAGGCACAAATGGTTATGCAACTTCCTGATGAAGAAGAACTTAGTGTTACAAGTGCCGCAGCGTTAAGTAATAAGTTGCTACAACTTGCAAACGGCGCTGTATATGATGAAAACAGAGAGGTACATAGGGTTCATGACTGTAAGCTTGAAGCGTTTATGGAACTTGTCGAAAGCTTACAAGGAAAGCCACTTTTAGTTTTTTACAACTTTCAGCATGATAAAGACAGGCTACTTAAGGCCTTGGCTAAGGTCAATGCAAGAGAGCTTAGGACAAATCAGGATGTACAAGACTGGAACGCGGGAAAGATAGAAGTACTGCTTACGCACCCTGCATCCAGTGCCTATGGTCTTAACTTGCAACAAGGTGGAAATCACGTGGCATGGTTCGGCCTTACATGGAATTACGAGCTTTATGTACAGGCAAACAAGCGATTGCACAGGCAGGGACAAATAGAAAAGGTAATCATACATCACCTGATTACAAAAGATACAAGAGACGAGGACGTTATGAAGGCGCTTAACAAAAAAGAGGGAGTACAAAATTTCGTTATGGATTCCTTAAAGGCAAGAATACAAGAAGTAAAGGAGAGATTGAAAAAATGATAGATTTTGGAAAAGTACAGGCGGATGCAGTAAAAAATATCTGCAAATCAAAAATTACAGGTAAAGCAGCAGATTATAGAATTTACGGTGCTGTCACGATAGACGGAAATAGATATATACCCCTTATGTATAAAGGGATATCAATATATTTGATACCTGAGAAGTACTGTTTACTGAGTCAGGCATTTGCTGAAGTCGGTAATCCGATGGTAGAGAAGATATTCAAAAGTGTAGAAGATGCAGAGCAACTGACAGATACGAAGACGATAAAGCTTCTATCGGACGGAATACAGCTAAAAGAATTTAAAACGCCTATGGGTAAATCAATTTTTGTAGATGAAAAACTTATAAAGCCTTTTGGTTATCAGGGCGTAAGGTATTACACGAATGAAAACAGCAACATTGTTTACATAAAAGAGATTGAGGAGTTTTTAGGATTAGCATTTGCTACACGTGTGAAGGAGAAAGAACAATGACAAGAACAGAGATTTTAGCAGAAGCAGAAAAGTGCGTATGCAGTGATAGGAATGTACAATACGGAGAGCCGGAGGATAATTTTTCAGACATAGCAAGGCTATGGAGTGCTTATCTGGATACAGATTTAGGGGCTGAAGATGTCGCAATAATGATGTGCCTTTTTAAGATAGCAAGAATAAAGGGCAGCTTTTATGAGAGTAAAGATAGCTGGGTGGATTTGATAGGATATGCCGCATGCGGCGGTGAAATAGCTACAAGAGGTGAAGAATGAAGATAAAAACAATGTACACGTGTGAAGTTTGTGGTACGAATTACGAAGACAAGAACAAAGCGGAGGGGTGCGAAAAAACTCACAAGGTCGGGCTTGAGATAGAGAGAGCCGACTACCTACCGTATACTAGCCGTGATAATGACTTTAAGGGCTTTCCTTGGCGGATATGGGTGAGAGCAAAAGACGGCACATGTGCGGTATACAAAAGGTGAGCCTGTACTCAAAGAAGATAATTAAAATCAATTCTAAGGCGGTTAGAATGACGCATACGGTATTTTAAAGGTACAGGTGTATATTTTTATACCTAAAGAAGTTAAAACGCCGTGTGGAGCAAAATAAGAGGAGTAGAGAAGACATGAGAAAGATAGTAGCACACTTAAATGCAGATATTGCAGGGTATGACCTAGAAGTAGAAGACGATATGACTGATGATGAAATTGAAAAAGAAGCATTTCAACAAGTTATGAATTTTGTTGATTGGTACTGGGAAGAGGTGAGTAAGTGACGGCAAAAGAGTATTTGAGACAGCTTAAGACACTTGATTGTCTTATAAAGGCCAAGGAGCTTGAGAAAGCAAGATTAAAAGAGCTAGCCACAAAAGTTAGTGTAAATTTATCAGAGAAAGTACAGGGTGGGACAGGTGGAAGTATGGAGGATACCATCATTAAAGCTACAGAGCTGGGAGAACAAATTAATGCTGATATAGATAAACTTGTCAGCTTAAGAAACGAAGCCAGAGGACTTATAGATAAACTTGATAATAATAATTTTAAGACTATTTTATCAATGTATTACATTTCAAATGTTACATTTAGACAGATAGCGAAGCATATGAATTATTCTATAGGCGGGGTTTTCAAAATGCATGGATATGCATTAAAGGACTTTGGAAAAATTTTTAAAAATCACTAAAGAGTGAAAAAAGTGAACACAAATCTGTGCTATACTGTATACGTGAAAAGTTTAAAGCAAGTATACTTTTTCATAATCCTCCTTTAATGTATGGTATTGGGGCAGGCTTTTATTGATGTTTCCCTGCCCCAAAAGTTAAAGGATAGTCTACTAAATATTTTTCTTCTTGAGAGACAGCTTAACGGCTGTCTTTTTTGTGCGCGCGAGTAGCAAGGAATTTAATGGCACTTTAAATAAGTGTCTTTTCAGTGTAACAAAGAAGACTGTGGAAGGTGGTGATTTTCTTGCCCAGGGCAAAGAATGCAAAAGCAGAGGATGCCCTTAAATTGTATAGACAGGGTATCCTTCTTGTAGATATAGCTAAACAACTGGGCGTTCCTGCAGGTACAATTCGTAGATGGAAAAGTACATACAAATGGGATGGAATAAATTGTGGTAAAAACGAACGTTCGGAAAAAAGAAGCGAACGTTCGGAAAAAAGAGATGTACAAAATGTTGATGATGATATTGCATCTGTAATTGCGAATAACAAGCTTACAGATGAGCAAAAGCTGTTTTGCCTTTACTACATAAGGTCGTTTAATGCTACAAAATCTTATCAAAAAGCTTATGGATGCAATTATAAAACTGCGGGAACGCTTGCAGGTAGGCTGTTGGGAAAGGTTGAAATCAGGAGTGAAATTAACCGACTGAAACAAAATCGATACCAAAGGGAATTGATTAATGAGTCAGATATATTCCAAAAGTATTTAGATATTGCGTTTGCTGATATTACTGACTATATAGATATTAAAACAGAAGAGGAATATGTTATAGGTCGTGACGGAGTGGCAATGTGTAATGACCCGGATACCGGTGAAGTAAAGTTTTTGACAAGAAAGGTGAATACTCTTTTGTTAAAAGAGACTGAAGATATAGATGGAACTCTTATATCGGAAATAAAATTTGGTAAATCCGGAACAACTATAAAGCTTCCGGATAGAATGAGAGCTTTAGATTGGATTGCAGATCACATGGAAATGGCTACAGAAGAGCAAAAAGCCCGCATTGCAGTTCTGAGAGCAAGGGCTGCAACAAGTGAACAGGAAGAGATTGACAGCTCATATGTTGATGCTTTAAAGGAACTGGCGGATAAGGTATGGGATGATGAAAAAAGCTAAGAAAAATAAGCCTTTTAAATTTGTCCCGCCATCTAAAAAGCAAATAAAGGTTCAGACATGGTGGATTGCCGATAAAATTAAAGAGCATGACGGAATTATAGCTGACGGAGCAATCAGATCCGGAAAGACAATGAGTATGTCAATGGCCTATGTCGCTTGGTCAATGGAGTGCTTTGACGGTGAGAACTTTATCATAGCAGGCAAGACAGTAGGTTCTTGTAGAAGAAATGTTATCGGTCCGCTTAAAAAGATGCTTGCAACTCTGGGATATTTTGCACAGGACCACCGTTCAGAGAATTATCTAACTATTAGTAAAAATGGCAAGGAGAATGAATATTTTGTTTTCGGTGGCAAGGATGAAGCATCGCAGGATTTGGTACAAGGTATAACTGCCGCAGGAGCATTCTTTGACGAGGTGGCATTGATGCCTGAATCATTTGTCAATCAGGCTACAGGACGTTGTTCTGTGGACGGTTCAAAGTTTTGGTTTAACTGCAACCCGGGTTCACCGTATCATTGGTTTAAGGTTAAGTGGCTTGATAAGATTTTAGAAAAGAACTTGCTGCATCTTCACTTTACGATGGATGATAATCCATCATTATCAGAACATATAAAAGCCAGATACAGAAGTATGTATTCCGGAGTTTTCTATAAGAGATATATCTTAGGACTTTGGGTAATGGCTGAGGGGCTTATATATGACATGTTCGGCCGTGAGAAACATACGATAAAGCCTGAAGATATTCCGGCGATACAGCCTAACAGCTATTATGTTTCTTGTGATTACGGTACTCAAAACGCTACAGTTTTCCTGCTGTGGGGAAAAGGTTTTGATGGCATTTGGTACTGTATTAAAGAGTACTATTATTCAGGCAGAGACAGCGACATACAAAAAACTGATACAGAGTATGCAGACGACTTAGAAGGATGGCTTAACGGTATCAAACTACAAAGAATTGTTGTGGATCCATCTGCTGCATCTTTTATTGCAGAGTTAAAGAAGAGAGGATACAGAGTGAAAAAGGCTGTTAATAATGTTCTTGATGGGATAAGGTTCTTTGCTTCACTATTACAAGAGCCAAAAGTAAAGATTAGTACGGAATGCGGAATGACTTTAAAAGAGTTTGCATCGTATGTTTGGGATGAGAAGGCGGCAGATAGGGGCGAAGATAAACCCGTAAAGGTATTTGACCATGCAATGGATGCAGTAAGATACTTTGGATATACGATTATTAGAAAGCCTTCAGGCTTATCTGTTATGAAGTGAGGAAATTGATTATGGAATTAGAGATTGTAAAAAAACTAATACTTTCATATGCAGATGTTCATGCAAAGTATCAGGCTGATGCTTTAAAGGCGGAAAGATACTATAAAAGCGAAACGGATATTTTGTCTGAACCCAAGAAGAAGCAGGAAAGAGTCGAAAAAGACAGAAATGGAGAGCTTGTTACAAGAGATATAGAACAGCCTATGAGAAATGCGGATAACCGTATTCCTTTTAATTTTCATGGATTGTTGGTTAACCAAAAGGCATCCTATCTGTTTACAGAACCGCCTGTTTTTGATATCGGAGCAGACAGCTCCAATAAGGCTTTGAGTGCTTTTTTGGGTGATAAGTATCCTAAGGTATGCAAGGATTTATGTATTGAGGCTTCCAACAAGAAAACAGGATGGATTCATGTGTGGAAGTCTGCTGATGACGGAAATTATAGATATGCTGTAGTACCTTCAGAACAAATACAGCCGATTTGGTCAAAGTCTTTAGACAGAAAGCTGCTTGGTGTTTTAAGGGTGTACCATGAAATAGATGGTGACGGTAATGAGTTTGATGTTTACGAGCTGTGGAATGATAAAGAATGCGCAGCATACAGAGTTCTTGCAGGTGGAACGGTAAAGGAAGACTTAGAGATATATACTAAATTCTTTGTAGAAATCAACGGAATAAGCGAAGTATCTAATGAGTACTCACATGATTTAGGAGAAGTACCATTCTTTGCATTTGATAATAACAATGTGCATACCGATGACTTAAAAAATATAAAACCGTTAATTGACGTTTATTGTAAGATATTCAGCGGCTTTGTAAATGACCTTGAAGACATACAGGAAGTTGTATTTGTATTAACAAATTATGGTGGCACTGACTTGAATGAATTCCTGTCAGACTTAAAGTATTACAAGACTATAAAAGTTGACGGCGATCAGGGAGACGGTTCCGGGGTATCAACATTAACTATTGATTTACCGGTAGATGCCAGAGAAAAACTTTTAACTACAACCCGTAAATGTATATTTGAGCAGGGTATGGGCATTGACCCTGACCCACAGAACTTTGGTAACAGTTCAGGTGTAGCACTTAAATTCCTATACTCTTTATTGGAGCTTAAATCGGGATTACTTGAAACTGAGTTTAGGCCGTCATTCGGACGGTTTATACGGTGCGTATGCAGGATTTTAGGCATTCAAATCAAGGATGATGTAGTATTACAGACTTGGACCCGAACAATGGTTCAAAACGATCAGGAAGCTGCACAGATTGCAGGGCAAGCAGTAGGTATTATAAGCAATGAAACCATTGTTAGAAATTTCCCTTGGGTTAAAAACGCACAGGATGAGCTTGATAAAATCAAAGAGGAGAAGGCGGCACTTGAAGAAGGCTATGACCCGTTTAAGGATGGTAAAGGCCTTGACGGTAAAAAGCCCGGAGAAGAATAATGAGAACGACTGAATATTGGCAATCCCGCTTTGAGGAAGTAGAGAAGAGGTGTCATAACAAGGGTGCAGTAGCATATAAAGAGATTGAAGAGCAGTACAGACAGGCACAAAGAGAACTTGAAAGCCAAATTTCAGTATGGTACCAGAGGTTTGCTAAGAATAACGATATCACTATGCAGGAAGCGAGAAGGCTTTTAACATCCGGGGAGCTTGCAGAGCTTAAGTGGGATGTCAATGAGTACATTATGTATGGACAACAAAATGCCATTGACGGCAAGTGGATGAAGCAACTTGAAAATGCTTCTGCAAGGGCGCATATAAGCCGATTAGAGGCCTTAAAACTCCAATTACAGCAACAGGTGGAAGTCGCTTTTGGGAATCAATTAGACAGCGTAGACAGTGCTATGAGGGCGGTTTACAGTATGGGTTATATGCATACTGCTTTTGAAATTCAAAAGGGTTTTGGAGTTGGACATAACTTTGCGATGCTTAATCAAACGCTTATTGACAGAATATTAAATAGACCTTGGTCGCCTGACGGCAAGAATTTTTCTGACCGTATTTGGGGCAATAAACAAAAGCTTATTAATGAATTAAATACAACTCTTACGCAGGGTATAATCCTCGGCAAAGACCCGCAAAAAATAATCAATGGGATGTCAAAGCGGCTTAATGTCTCAAAGACTAATGCAGGAAGACTTGTGATGACTGAATCTGCCGCATTTGCAAGCAGGGCACAGGAAGATTGCTTTAAGGAACTTGGAGTTGAAGAATATGAGATTGTAGCAACTCTGGACTCTCATACTTCAGAAATTTGCCAAGATATGGACGGCAAAGTTTTTAAAATGTCTGAAAGGCAAATCGGGATAAATGCACCGCCTTTTCATGTGTATTGTCGTACAACCACTGTCCCATACTTTAATGACGAGTGGAGTAAAAATACTGAAAGAGCTGCAAGGGATGAGAATGGAGATACTTACTATGTGCCTGAGAATATGACCTACAAAGAGTGGGAGAAGAAGTTTGTAAAAGAGCATGATAAAAATAATAGTGATGTTGTTAAACCAGACTTTAAAATAAAAAAGGCAAAAGATTCGAATGTTAGCAAAAATGAGGAAAGAGATACCTCTAAGATGGTCATTGGAGCAATTGATAAATTGCCGGAGAAAGTAAAAAAATCCCTTAATAATGTGGTAGTTGAGTACGGGCATAATGGAAGTTCCTGTGACATAGCCAATAAAATAATTCGTATCGGAATAGGGGCAGAAGAGGAAGATGTATTTCATGAGATGGGGCATTTGGTTGAAAATTATATGATGGATCCGAAAAAGGTGAAGGAATATAAGGAATCATTAGTTGCAGGACTTGGAATAAATGATATAATAAAAGTAACTTATGAGAATAGTATCGGCATTGACGAAGACATATATGTGCTGAGAGGAAAAAGCTTCGAGAGTGAGTATCAATCAAGACTGTATGTATCAACACCAGAGGAAGCAATAAATTTAGACGGTTCTATAAAAACAGAGGTTATGGTTGAAACTGTTTCAGAAGTTTTTAGAAAATACATGATTGGAGAAACATTGTCAGAGGAAGCGATAAAATTAATAGGAGGAGTTGTATAATGGGTTTGAAAGAAGAATTTATGAAAATAACTACCTACGAAGAGTGGGATAGGAGAAGAGATGAATTTAGAGAACTTGACGCAGGTGATACTGAGATAAGGAAGCATCTGAATGAATTATATCCTAGGCTACAGCACAGTATATATAATAGTAAAGGAGTTATTACAGAGGTATATCCTAAACCTAAAGAGGGTGAAGATCCGAAAAAAAGGAGATGGAGATGATTAAACACCAAATTAATAAATTGTTTTAGGCACCTAAACCAGGGTGCTTTTTTAATACACAAAAAATAACTTAACAGAAAGGATTAAAGTTATGATGTTGGTAGAAATCAAAGGTAAGAAAAGTGAAGAGAGACTATTGACGACCAGCAAAATTGTTGCTGAGGTGTTCGAAAAAAGGCATGACCATGTATTGAGGGACATTGAAGAATTAAAACTCAATCTCCCCAACTTTGGGGAAATGTATATTGAGGACATTTATCTTGACTCCAAAGGTAGAAAGCAAAAGATGCATCTTATAAACAGGGATGGGTTTAGTCTCCTTGTTATGGGGTATACAGGCGAAAAAGCTTTGAAATTCAAGCTTGACTTTATTAAAGCGTTTAATGCCATGGAGCAGGAGTTGAAACGCATATATGATGAAAGGCAGCAGTGGTTAATTGAAAGAGAAAAGGGAAAGCTTGTAAGGCATATTCTGACAGACACTATCAAAATGAAAGTTGCAGAAAGCCCACATAAGAAATTTATGTATCCGAACTATACAAGACTGATTTACAAACAGCTGTTTGGTAAATCCTTTAAGGAACTACAAGAGCAATACGGTATAAAAGGCAAAGAAAGCCTGAGGGATTATCTTACAAGCGAAGAGCTAAAGGAACTGGAAGATATGGAAATGCTGATATCTTCACTTATAGGTCTCGGGTGGGGATATGAACGGATTAAAGATTTTATTATTATAGAAAAGACTAAGAAATTAGCAAGTTAAGCGTTTATCTAAGTAATGGGTATATGCTTTTTTATTGCCCTAAGCATGGCATAAAACCGCTTGTACGATTACACCGGCCAAGTGAATAAAAGGGCAATCCTGATACCGGAACTAACCGGAATAAAAAAGATAAAGGAGAAAATTTATGTTGGAATGGTTACAAACAATTCTTGAAGGTGCAAAGATTGAAGAGGGAAAGCTTGATGTAACAACGGTCATGAACGCAGTGAAATCAGAATTTGCTAAGAATGCTGTACCTAAAACAGAATTCAATGACAAGGTAAAGGAACTTAAAGCGGCTGAAGGCACCATTGCAGAGCTGAAAAAGAATGCCGGAGATAATACGGAGCTTACAGAAAAGATTAAGAACTATGAAGAGCAAATAAGGACTATGCAGACGGAAGCAGCCAATACTGCTAAGAGCTATGCACTGAAAGCAAAGCTTACAGAAGCAGGTGCTTTGGACTCCGATTACTTAATCTATAAGCAAGGTGGACTCGATAAGTTTAACTTTGATAAAGACGGTAATCCTATAGGTATTGATGATGTGCTTAAGCCTTTAAGAGAATCTTTACCGCATCTTTTTAAAGCCGAGAGCAAGTCGAACGGATATAATCCTGCAGGCGGTAGCGGCTCAGGCGGTATAGTCAATCCTTGGAAAAAGGAAAGTTTTAACATGACCGAACAAGGAAGGATTTTGAAAAACGATCCTGTACAGGCTAAACAGTTGGCATCTGCGGCAGGAGTAACATTAAATATTTAAGAGAGGAATTAAATTATTATGGCAAACGGAACAACTTTATCAGATGTTATCGTACCTACACTATTTGACCCTTATGTAGTTAATAGGACTATGGAATTATCTGCATTATTTCAGTCGGGTATCATAACAAACAATGCAGAATTTGATGCACTGGCATCAGAGGCGGCACCTATCCACAATATGCCATTCTTTGAAGATTTAACCGGTTCATCCGAGGATGTGATAGAGGGTAATGACCTCACAGCAAAGAAGATTAAATCTAACAAGGATGTATCTACCACAATCAGAAAGGCGAATATGTGGTCCGCTACCGACCTTTCTGCATCTCTTGCAGGTACGGATCCAATGGCGGCAATAGGAAACCTTGTGGCAGGATATTGGGCGAGAGAGAATCAGAGAATCCTTATAAAGATTTTATCAGGTGTTTTTGGCTCTTGGGTAAATGGAGGTACTACGGAAGTGCCTTTAAAGGATCATATTCTTGATATTACTACCGCATCAAGTGCGGCGGCAAAGAATATTTCAGCTTCGGCTTTTATTGATGCCTGCCAGCTTTTAGGAGATGCTCAGGGACAGCTTACCGCAGTAGCTATGCACAGTGCAACAAAAGCCTTTTTGAAGAAGCAGAACCTCATACAGACTGAAAGAGACAGTACAGATGTAGAGTTTGAGGTATATCAGGGAAGAAGGGTAATTGTAGATGACGGATGTCCTGTTGACAGCGGCACATATACAACATATCTGTTCGGGCAGGGTGCTATTGCATATGGAAACGGCTCTCCTGTAGGATTTGTTCCTACTGAGATTGACAGAGATAAGAAAAAGGGTTCAGGAGTGGATTACCTTATTAACAGGAAGACATTTATAATGCACCCAAGAGGTATTGCATGGCAGAATCTTGAGAGGACACATATAGAGACACCGACAGAGGCGGAGCTTGCAAACGCGAAGAACTGGAAGATGGTATATGAACCTAAGCAAATCAGAATTGTGGCATTTAAGCATAAAATAGGTTAATTAAAAGAGAGGACTGTATGGTATTGGAAGATTTGATTCGTTTGATAAACTTACAGTTACAAATGTTTGGTTATGCAGTCACAGAACAAGATAAGCCTGCTATAGAGTATCAAGCCGAAAAGGCTGCACAATATGTTTGCAATTTTTGCAATTTTAAAAAGTGCCCGGATGATATTCCGAGTACTTTGAAATTTGTAACAGTAGACTATGCTATAGGTGAATTTTTTGATTATAGAAAGACATTTGCTCCGGACACACTTTCTATGCTTAACCTTGATATGGCGGTGAAACAGATAAAAGCCGGTGATACGGATACTACATTTGCTGTAGATGACGGTTCAAAAACACATGAACAGAGGCTTGATGAATTTATCAATTATCTTACATCACATGGTAAAACAGAACTTATGAGACATAGGAGAATAAAATGGTAAGTGCGCTGGAACGAGCAAGAGTATTGGCAAGAAAAGCAATAGAAGATATCTATTTTACTGAGAAGTGTGATGTTATTGAAATGCAAAGTGTTCGTGGTGAACAAACTAAAATAACAAGAACTGTAGAAGTTAAGGTGCTTGAAAATCAACCATGTAAGGTTTCATTTGAGAGTTTGAACACTGTTGGGCAAACAAGTACCGGAGCAATCAGCAAGCAAAGTGTTAAGCTTTTTATATCGCCTGATATCAAAATTAGTCCGGGATCTAAAATAGTGATAGGTTCGAACGCTTATAAAGCGAGTGGAGTACCTGCAGTATACACAGATACACATCAGGAAATTATGATTGATATATTTGACAGGTGGGCATGATGGCTGTAATGGGCGGGTTTAGTGCTTCAGATTTAAAGAGATTACAAAAGCGGCTTAATGAAATTCGGGACGGTGATGTTGAAGCCTTTATTGATGAATGCGCTAAGGAACTTGCAGCACGTCTTTTGGCTTTGGTTATCAAGCGAACACTTCCGGGAGATTATTCAAAAGAGGTTGAAGTTGTTGCAAAGAGAGATTCAAAGAATCATAAAAAGGGTGATACTTATACAAAAAAAGTAAATCCATCAGGTAAGGTGGGCGGCACTCTTAGACGTGGTTGGACTTCAAGTACACATGCGGATGCCGCAAACGGTACCGGAAAGGGAGATGCTAAAGCTTATGCGGAATCACTGACTGTAAACCACTTTGGAGGCATGGTCGTGATTGAAATTATAAATCCCGTTGAATATGCCAGCTATGTTGAATACGGGCACAGGACAAGGAATCATAAGGGATGGGTAATCGGAAAATTTATGATGACAATTTCAGTGAAGGAGATTCAAAATATTGCCCCTAATCTGCTTGAAAGTAAAATTAAAAAGTTTTTAGGAGAGTGCATGAAATGATAAGTTCAATTATTAAAGGTATCAGTGTTGCTATAAATACTGAATTTGGAGACGGATATACAATTTATACAGAGAGTATAGAGCAGGGTTTAAAAGAGCCTTGTTTTTTTATATCCTGTCTTAATCCAACCAATAAAGTATTTTTTGGTGAAAGGTATTTTAGAACAAATCAAATGTGCATTCAGTACATTCCGACAAACACAAGCGTAGAAAAAGAAGAGTGCAATGCTGTTGTGGAAAGGCTTTTTAATTGCCTGGAATACATTACTGTAGGAGAGGATCCGGTTAGAGGTTCAAAGATGAATTCTGAAATAGTTGATGGAATTTTAAATTTCTTTGTAAATTATGACTTGTTTATTATGAAATTAAAAAATGAAGAAGTCGCCATGAATGAAATATTAAAAAATGTTGCGGTGAAAGGAAAGGGTGAGTAATGGATATTGAAAAGGCTGAAAAAACGATTATTAATGAGCAACTAAAGTTTACAAAAGAACAGTTGCTTGAGAGCGATAGATTCAGAGATAGAAAAGATTTAGTATCTGCTATTTTGTCTGATGATGGAGATTACGCAATTGAATTTGTAGAAGAGCAGATTGAGAAATACATGAAAGGACAGGTAATATAGTATGGCTTTAGGTGGTGGTACTTTTATTAATCAAAGAAAAGAGTTGCCGGGTGCCTACATCAATTTTATTTCGGCGAATTCGGCTTCGGCCAATTTATCTGAGAGAGGGATTGCAACAATGCCTCTTGAGCTGGATTGGGGTATGGAGGATGAAATTTTTGAAGTAAGTAGTGCAGATTTTCATGAGGATTCTTTGAAAATCTTTGGGTATGCTTACACACAAGAAAAGTTGAAGGGTCTTCGTGACCTCTTTCTAAATATCAAGACCCTTTATGCATACAAACTTACATCCGGTGGTGTAAAAGCAAGTAATACTTTTGCTGAAGCTGTCTATAGTGGCGTTCGTGGAAATGATATTAAGATATCAATTCAGAAGAATGCTGATGATTCGTCTAAGTTTGATGTAAAAACAATAATTGATACAACAGTTGTAGATACTCAAACGGTAACAGCAGCCGGAGATTTGGTTACGAATGCTTTTGTAAAGTTTAAGAGTGGATCCACTCTTACTGTGACTGCCGCAACGCCTCTTATCGGTGGCACTAATGGTGCTGTAAGTGGTACATCTTATCAAAAGTATTTGGATAAGATTGAAGCGTATTCATATAACACAATGGGCGTTGTAGTAAAGGATGATACTACAAGGGGAATGTTTAATTCATTTGTAAAACGCCTTCGTGAGGAGATGGGTGTTAAATTTCAACTTGTACTTTATGGGTATCCTTCGGCAGATTATTACGGGACAATAAGCGTAAAGAACAAAGTACTTGATACAGGATGGAGTGAGGCTTCATTGGTTTACTGGGTAACGGGTATATCTGCAGGTTGCGAAGTAAGCAGATCAAATCAGAATAAGAAGTATAACGGAGAATTCAAGGTCGATACCGGATATACACAAAACGATTTGAGAAAGGCTATTAAGGCAGGAGAATTTGTACTGCACAGTGTTGGTTCCGATGTGCGTGTGCTTGAAGACATAAACACGTTGGTATCAATATCGGAAGAGTATGGAGATGTGTTTAAAGATAATCAGACTATAAGAGTGATTGACCAGATTGCCAATGATATTGCGGTTTTATTCAACACTAAATATCTTGGTGCTGTCCCAAATGATGCAGCAGGTAGAACGTCTCTTTGGTCCGATATTGTAAAACATCATGAGCAACTTGAGGAGATAAGAGCAATTGAGAACTTTTCCGATTCAGATGTTGTAATTACACCGGGCAGTACAAAGAAATCAGTTGTTGTAACAGATGCAGTTACCGTAGTAAATGCAATGTCAAAGGTTTTTATGACAGTTACTGTTGCGTAAGGAGGGAGTACAGATGTCTAATATAACAATGAAAGTTCTGTGAAACCAATAATTGACATAAACATGGCGTGAAAAGCGAATAGACAATCATTGAACTGATCCCCAAAAGTTAGACTTAGGAAAACTTTTGGGGATATTGTTATGGAAAAATACAATATAGAATACAAACTGGAGGCCGTAAGGGAATAACTTGCCGGGCAAGAGGATAACAATTTCCCTATGTGTCCATTAGGGAGAATCTCCCCGTGAGGCGCTTTCTCTTTTTCTCTCTTGTGCAACATATTATTGATAAACCTAAAGTGCCGTTTGGAAGAGCGGTAAGAAAGGCTTTGAATATGACGGTGTTTATGGTAAAATTTATCTATCTGAATGTGTTGTTTTGAGGAATTATCTATTTTCAACATGAAATGCGACAGGTAGGGGATGAAATTTGTGCGTGCATAGGGAAGGCTGGATTTCGTCACACGCGTCCGTTATATGTGCGGCGTTTCTTTTTGTTTTTTTTTTTTTCATTGCAATTTTTTTTGCAGAATATTTTGCGTTTGGACTGCGCGATGTGTATGGGAATTTGAACGGGACAACCTACCTTCTTCCTGATGAGTTCGTTTTTCTTTGGATCCCGATTGTCTTTATCGCATTTCTTGCCATCATGCAGACATATACAAAGATGCAGCCGATTTTAGAAACGGTGCGGCAGATTTTTTATGCGATTCTCTATGCGCTCATTGCGTGTATTCTGGCACTTTATTTTGTGAAGGAGAGTTTGCTGGCTTCGCGCCTTTTTGTCGTCTTATTTGGATGTTTTGCGTTGTTCAATATTTACCTCGGGCGTTATATCCTCATGAAGTTCCTTAAAATAAACAATGCACTATCAAAGCCCGTTATCCTGATCGGTGCCGGGAAGACGGCAGAACTTGTCCTTGAATTCTTTGACGGAGACCTCGGATACCGCTACAAGGTCGTTGGTATTCTGGATGATAAGCCAGTCTCGGAGATCCTTCCGAAGAGATTTTTGCTTCTGGGGAGTGTGAGTGATGCCGAGACAATTGTTCGGGATTCCGGGATCAAAACGGTTATTATAACGGCACCGGGGATGGACAGCAAACGTTTGGAGAAGCTTGTCTCTGTGATCCAGCCGCTCGTTCGTGATATTCTCTTTGTACCTGACCTCATGATGCTGCCGCTTGCGCATGTTGGCGTTGAGCCGTTTTATACAGAGAGAGTCTTTATGCTCAGCATACGAAACAATCTCGCACGGCGCAGGAATCGTCTGGCAAAGCGTGTTTTCGATCTCGTTGCAACGATTGTCGGGGGCCTTTTGATTTTTCCGATCCTTTTCGTGTTGGCCGTGCTTGTGGGGATTGATAACAAAGGGCGCATTATTTTCGCACACCAGCGTGTTGGGCGCAACGGAAAGATGTTCCCCTGCTATAAGTTTCAGTCGATGATACAGAATGCACAGGAACTCCTTGAGGAATACA